CGTGTGAGTTACTTGTCCGGATTAGAATCACAAAACATGATTCGTGACTTTGATCCTAATGATTTAAGCTTGGCTCAAGGCGATGATAAGGACGCGGTATTAATGGATTTATATGTAACTCCGGTCGATTCAATGGAAAAACTTTACGTTAACTTGGTAGTTAGATAGAAAGGATAAGTAAATGGCAACAACAACTTTAGAACAGGTTCTTCATGGTAGAGATACTATTTCATCAAAAGATGCTAAGGTTACCGTTACGATTGATGGTAATGTTATTAATCTGATCGACTGTAAAGAACTAAAGATCAATATCAAGAAAAATAAAGAAAAGGTTCAAGTGCTGGGTGACCACTGGAACAAGCACAAAACTACATCTGTGGATGGTACAGGTACACTTGGTCAATATGTAATCAATAGTAATTGGCTGAAATATGGTATTCCTTACACCATGAAGGAAGGAGATCTTTATTTCACAATTACTTTTACTATTGAAGATCCAACTTCACGAACTGGTAAACAAATTATTCAACTTGATGAAGTTAACTTGGATGAAATTCCAATTGCTGATTTTAAGGCCGATGATTCTGTTATGGATATTTCAGCAGATTTCACTTTTGAAGGTATTCACTTAGTTCAACCTTTTGATGGTATTCAGTAAGGAGAAAAATAAATGGCTGAAAATTTTAATGTTGAAGATTTTATTAATGTTGAAAGTCCTGTAAAGGAAGAAGAAGTAAAGATCAAACGTTTTAAAGCACCTTTTAAGATTCGTTCTTTAACCGCAAAAGAAGTAAGTGAATTGAGAAATGATTCAAAAGAAGTTCAATTCAATAAATCAACTAGAACTTCTCAAAAGGTTTTAAATCAAGACAAGTTTGAAAATAATTTAATGGCTGCTAGTGTTGTGGTTCCTAATTTGAAGAATGAAGAACTTCAAAAGCATTACGGCACTTATGGTGATCCTGCAGGTACATTGGAAGCAATGCTCTTAGCGGGTGAATATAATGCATTAGCTGAAAAAGTATTAGAGCTTTCAGGTATTGATGCTGATAATGATAATGATTTAGTTGCTGAAGCAAAAAACTAATTAACAATTCAGTTGGTGATTTTTCAATTTATAACTATGTACTTAATAAATATCATTGGACACCCCAACAATGGGCAGATCTAAATGAAAGAGAAAAGACACTAGTTGTTGCATCAATTGAATTGAGGCTAGAACAAGAAGAGGAAGAAAGAGAAGAAAGTAAAAGAGAGGCAAAGTCATAACACATTGAAATGATATGTGAGAGGCTTAGCCTCTCTTTTTTTGTAGGAACTAGAAAGGAGGTTAATATATGCCAGAAATAAGTGCAACGATTAGAGTTGTTGATGCTTTTAGTAATCCATTAGATAAATTGGCAAATGGGCTTTCAAGAGCGCAGTCAGGTTTTAGCAGGTTAAAAGGCGCACTAGGCGGGAATATGTTTAGCAACGCTGAAAAATCCAGTAGTGGCTTGTTCAAGTCTATGGTGGGTGGCGTTGCGGTAGGCAACATGATCAGCAAAGGAATGGACTTAGCTGGCTCTGGCATTAGATCAATGCTAGGAGAACTTAATGAAGCATCAACTTCATGGCAAACGTTTGAAGGAAATATGCACCAATTAGGTGCGTCTGATACTCAGATAGCTAAAGCTAAAGCCGAAATGCAACAATTCGCACAACAAACAATTTATAGTGCTTCCGATATGTCTAGTACTTATGCTCAGTTAGCCGCAGTCGGTACTAAAAATACTGCTCAATTAGTTAAAGGTTTTGGTGGTTTGGCTTCTGCGGCTGATAACCCGCAGCAAGCCATGAAGACTTTAAGTGAGCAAGCTACTCAAATGGCGGCTAAGCCTAAAGTTCAATGGCAAGACTTTAAACTAATGTTGGAACAAACGCCAGCAGGTATTTCTGCCGTTGCTAAAACGATGGGCGAAAGCACTACACAACTTATTAAAGATATTCAAGATGGCAAGGTGAAGACTCAAGATTTCTTGAATGCTGTTGCTAAGACTGGTACCAATGCTAACTTCTCTAAAATGGCTACTCAGTATAAAACAGTTGGTCAAGCTATGGACGGCTTAAAGGAAACATTAGCTAATAATCTTCAGCCTGCTTTTGATAAAGTCTCAAAAGTCGGAATTAAATGGGTTTCTAACCTGTCAGATCGAATAGGCAAGCTTAATTTCACTAAAATTGGTGATCAACTATCTAATTCGTTAGGCAAAATTAATATTGATCAAGTATTTGATGGCATTAGTGATGCTGCTTCTAGAATTATGCCTGTGATTTCTGAAATTGGTACATCAATTGGTCAAATGTTTGATGGATTCCAAAATTCTGGTGCAATTAATGGAATTATCTCAACGTTTCAAACTGCTGTTAATGCTATTAAGAATATGTTTAGTAGCCTAAATTCTAGTGGTTTGTTCGAAGGTGTTGGTCAAGCAATAGGCAATTTAGTTAATATGATTGCTCCTGTTTTTAACAGTTTAATATCTTCAGTTTCTAATTTGATGTCTACCTTAATACCGATTTTATCTAGTATAGGTAGTGCAATTATGGCCGCAATTCAGCCAATTGCAAGCACAGTAACACAAGTATTATCTAGCGCATTTGATGGCTTATCTGCAGGACTAGCACCTTTAGCTAATGCCTTTAATCAATTAAGATCAGCAGCTGCACCATTAGCACCAGTTTTACAAATTGTAGGGCATGCACTTGGAACATTGGGTGGTACCGCATTAGCTGGCGTAGCTCTTGGGATTGGCGTTGTAGTTGATGCTTTAACGTCATTAGTATCAATAGCGGCAGGAGTGGTTAATGCTGTTAGAGGCATTGCTCAAGGATTCCATGCCTTAGGTGATGCGTTAACTGGAAACTTCAGCGGCGCAAAACGTGATATTGAAGATGCTAAGAATGCCATGATCGACATGAAGAACTCCTTTGGTAATGTTGGTAATGCTATTGGCAATGGTGCCACTGCCAATATGATTAAACAGTTTAGCCAAGTCGGTTCTGCGGCTAAGAAGACTGCTGGTGATGTCAACGGCATTAAGATGAAGCCACAGGTTGATGTGGCTAGTGCTAATGCTAAAATTGCCGATTTAGGCAAGAAGACTGTTCAAGGCCCTAAAGTTAAAGTTGAAAAGCCAAAACTTAACTTTACCAACCCATTTAAAAACATTCTTGGTGGTAATACTAAAACTATTCCTGCTCCTAAAATTGGCAAACCTAAAGTTCCAGCTCCTTCTGTGCCTAAGACAGTTAAATCCATTAAAGCTCCTAAAGTTGATAAGCCAAAAGTACCAACGCCGACTATGCCTAAAGAGCTTAAAACAATTAAAGCCCCTAAGGTAGCTAAACCTAAGGTACCACAGCCATCAATGCCACATCTTAAAACTATTCCAGCCCCTAAGGTACAGAGACCTAACATGAGCGGTGTTGTTTCTGCTGTTCGGTCAGGTATGAGTAGAGCAGCTTCAGCTGCAAGAGCAGGTGGCGCTCAAATTAGTGCTGCAGTTCGTAGCGCATTGAATCAAGCTGTAGCAGCTGCAAGAAGTGCCGCTGGAGCTATGCAAGCGGCTGGGGTAATGATTGGTCAAGGTCTGGCGAATGGTATTAGGTCTCAAGTTGGGGCTGTAGCCGCCGCGGCTAATGAACTGGTAGCTCAAGCTAATAGAGCAGCTAGAGCCGCCGCTCAAATTCACTCACCTTCTAGGTTATTTGCTGAAGTTGGTAGTTTCATTGGTCAAGGTATGGCTGTTGGTATGGATTCTACAAGAGGGCTTATTAGCCAAAGCAGTAGAGCTATGATTAATAGCGCTTACCCTGGATTAAATAGTTCAATTAGTACTTCAGGTTCTTTAAGCTCAAGCTCAATTAGACCTAATAGTGCTACAAGTAGCAATTACTACACTGGTGGCACTAATAATTCTAGTGAAATCACTATTTCTCCAGGTGCAATTGTTATTAATAGTTCGGGTAATCCTGAAGAAGATGCAGATGCCTTATTAGATAGACTTGAAGAAAAAATCATGGAGCAAGCCGACAAATCATTAAGTTAGGAAGTGATGATTATGCCCGACAGAAGTGGCATGGAGTTTTATATCAAAGATCAGACTACTGGTGAAAATCTTCAAATTCCAGTGAATCCCAAAGATGTTAAGCTGAAATATGAAACAGATGATCATTCTGAAACCATTGTTAACTTAGGTGAAATAAATATTTCTGGTAAAACAAAGCTTGTTAGTGTTGAAATTAATTCCGTTTTTCCAACTGTAGGCGCTCGCTATGTTGCGACTAAAACACCACATAAGCAAGCAACTTACGTTAAGAAAATCAAGTCAATGCAAAGCAAAAACCACAAAGTTAGATTTGTGGTTACCAAAACAGATATTTCAATGCTAATGACCATCGCTAGTTTTGAGTATGGTTTAGAAGATGGCTGGGCTGATGAATATGCCTATACTTTAGAATTAAAACAATATCGTAAATTTAGTTATGAGAAAAAGAAAAATCCTAAAAAACGTGGCAGGTCTAAGAAAGGCAAGAAACGATCTAAGCCGGCTGGCAAAATTAGTGTTGGTTCAACTGTATCAGTAAATGGTCGTTTGCATGCTGACAGTTATGGTAGAGGGACAGGAGCGTATGAAAAGAATGCTAAGCGTGAAGTTTTATACATCATTCCCGGTCGCAAATATCCGGTTTGTGTGGGAGTTAACGGAAAAGCACGTGGCTGGGTAAAAATGAGCGAGGTGAAAAGATCATGAGTGACTTAATTCAGATGACTTTATATAGACGCTCTACTCACTTTACTCACTCTAAAAAACGTGTAAGTTATGACATTAGCGATTTAGTAATTGATGGTTCAATTACTTTAGATAGAGATACTAATTTTTCGGCAACTGCATTTAATTTTAAATTGGTTTTTGAGGAAAAACCTATTATTCCATATACTGGCGATATCATTTCTTTCAAATGGAAAAAGAAAAAGATGTTTTACGGCTATGTTTTTAAGTACGGTTTTGATAAAAATCATAATATCGCTGTTAAGTGTTATGGGCCTAGTCGCTATTTAAAGAATGAAGATTCGATTGTATTTAAAGCCGGCACATTAAGTGAACGATTCAAAGAAGTTTCAAAACGTGCCGGAATTAAAGCAAAAGTGGTGGCTGGATCAAGTCATAAATGCAAAGCTGAAGTTGATGATGGTAAAACATATTTTGACATGATTAAAAGCGCAATGAGTGCTACTACTAAAGCAACTCATAAGCATTACTTGATTTATGACAATTATGACACTGTAGAACTTAGAAAATTTCCTTACAAAAAGTTAGATATCGTTGTAGGTGATAAATCTGGATTGACCGATTATGATTATTCGGTTGATATTGATAATACCTATAACGTTGTGAAAGTTGTCAAAAAAGACAGCAAAAAGAGTAAGAATACATCTAAAACTAAGACTAGTGCAGATGATCCTAAAACTACCACAATTAAATCTAAATCTGTTGCCATGCCTTCTGCTAAACAATGGGGCAAGCTTCAAAAAGTGGTTAATGCTAAGAAGAAAGCTAATGATGCTCAAATGATTCAGCAAGCCAAGGACGAGTTAAAAAACCGAAATAGGGCTAATAAAGAACTAAAGATCACGTGTGTTGGTCGAACTGATTTAGTTCCTGGCAATTATGTAACAGTAAATATTAAAGACTACAAAAAGAAGTTTAAGGACTGTCCAATTTTGAAAGCAGTTCATCACTTTGGTCAAGATTATACAGTTGAATTAACGATGAAAGTAGGTCAATCATGGCAGGTAAACGGCTCTATGAATTAATGACTAAGCGTGGTGGTAAATCAAGCGATTATTCAGATGTTGTATATGGTACTGTCGTTAGTGCTAAGCCTTTGAAAATTCAGTTATCCAATAATATGGTTTTGACTGATGACTTCATTATTCTTGGCAAACATATCGGAAAATTCAAGATTAAGGGTAAAGTTACCAAACACGAACACGATGAAGTTAAAGGTAATATAGAGTTAGAAATCGACAACTCTCTTGAATCTGGCGACAAGGTGACCATGATCCGTGAAGATGGTGGTCAACAGTTCTATTTATTTGAAAGGCTAGGTGAAAACGGTTTTGGATTCTGATGAAGAAATTAATGTTGGGGCATTAATGGAAGATGCATACTTAGATGATGAAGAAGATGATGAAGAAGATGGACCAAGCCCTACCTACACTTTTAAAGTGGTGAACGGTCGAATTCGTAGCATGACTGATGGACTTGATGCAATGAAACAAGCAGTAGATAAAATTTTACAGACTGAACGTTTTGTTTATCCAATTTATGATGAGCAGTATGGCAATGATTTGCCTGAATTAATTGGAGAATCTATTGATTATGCATTATCAGAAGCCGAAAGAATGACCGTTGAAGCTTTAGAAGCAGATGATCGAATCACTAGTGTTGAAATTACTAATTGTGAGCAATCAGGTAGTGATTCAATTGCTGTAGAAGGGTTTGCTAATACAATTTATGGAAGGGTTGGATTTGAAAGCGAGGTGGATATAGTAGATGAGTCCTAATGAATTAGTCGATGAGTTAGAAGCGCAAAACTTTGATTACTGGTTAAATTTAATGCTAGATAATGTGCCAGATGATATTGACAAACGTGAAGGCTCAATTATTTATGATGCTGTAGCTCCTGCAGCTATGGTAAATGCCCAGCAGTCATTGTCTTTAGCAACTATTATTCGGGAAACATATATTAAAACTGCTCAAGGGGAGTTTTTAGACTACAGAGCAGTTGAACATGGTACTAATAGATATGCGGCAACTTTTACAGAAGTTAAAGCTAGATTTAATGATGATAATGGAAAACCAATAAATGTAGAAGTAGGTGATAGATTTGCAAGTATTGCAGAATCACCTATTTTTTATACCGTGATTAAGTCAAATGGTGATGGTACTGCAGAAATGCAAGCCGAAGAAGCCGGAACAAGTGCTAATAGCTATCTAGGGCAAATATTGCCGGTAACACCTAATGACAACTTAGCATGGGCAGAGATCACTGAAATCACTATTCCAGCTAGGGATGAAGAAAACGATGAACATTTAAGAGCTAGACTTTTAAATACAAACTCCTGGGTAGCATACGGTGGCAACGTTGCAGATTACTTAAATATGACTAGTAAGATTAATGATGTTGGTGCAACTCAGGTTTATCCAACGTGGGACGGGCCAGGTACGGTTAAACTAGTTATTTTGAATAATGATATGATGCCAGCTAGTTCAACTTTAGTTAAAAAAGTTAAGGAAGAAATTGATCCTGAAGAATCTACCACACAAGGATATGGTTTAGCTCCAATTGATCATAGGGTAACTGTAGTAGCTCCTGAAACTTTTGAAGTCAATATCGCAGTAAATGTAACAGTTGCGGATAGTGCTAACATTGATACGATTAAAGCCAATATAAAGACTTCACTCGAAGAATTCTTTAAATCGTTGCGTAGAGATTGGAGCGTAATTGATTCTGTGACCGGTAGGGGCTATAAATTGATCGTTTACCGTTCCAAAATTTTGTCTAGGGTAATGACGCTTGAGGGTGTAGCTAACGCCACAATGCCACAACTTAATGGCAAGGACGAAGATTTACAGCTTATGTTTAACAACACCACTTCACAACTACCGGTATTAGGTGAGGTGACGGTAAATGGATAAGAACGAACTTCTTAAATATATGCCTGATTATTACAATGGCGTGTATGAAATGGAGGAACTCTTAAAAGCACAATCTAAAGGATTGTATCAGTTTGATGGTGAGATTAACCGAACGCTTTTAAATGAATTTATCATTCAAGCAGATGAAAAAGGTATCTCAGTTTTTGAAGATCAGGCAGGAATTAAACCAGATTCAGGTGCAAGCCTTGAAACTAGACGTAATAACGTTCTTTTAAGATTATTGCCACCTAAACCTTTAACTGCTGAATATCTTAATCATTTACTTGAGATTATGAATTTAAAATCTAAAGTAAGAGTTGATTATGCTAAACACTTAGCTATAGTTGAAGCAAAATCTACAGATATTACATCAGATAAAGTTAACAGTATGAAATACATGCTGAATATCACTTTACCGGCAACTATGATTTATGATATTAAGATTAATCTTGCTCAAACTGACACCCAAAGAGAACTTTACTTAGGCATTGTAAATACTGCGGATTCTTATATAAGTATTCAAGCTAATACTGCACAAATTGACTTTTCAAAATAAATTGTAAGAGGTGATTCTTAAAAAATGTCACAATATAACAAAACGGTTCTGACTAATGCTGGCCTTGAATTAGCTAAAAGAGCTAACGCAGGGCAAGCAAGGTTTGAAATCACAAGGGCGGTTACTTCTGCGGATGATTGGAGCAATAAAACTATTCAAGACCTCGAGGAAGTAACTGCTATTCCTAACATCATGCAGCAGGGAACCGTCATGGACACTGAAGAAGTTGAAAGCAATAATTCAGTAATTGGTGTTTCTTTGTGTTTTGCTAATAAAGATTTAAGTACTGGCTATCAAATTAGAATCATTGGGCTATACGTCAAAGAAGAGGGGCAAGAAAACGATTTTCTTTACGCCGTAACCACTGCTGTTACCCCAGAATATATGCCAGACTTTAATGATAAAGTTCTGTACCGTTTTAACATGCAGATGTATTTAGTCATTGGCAAGGCTCAAGCGGTAAATGTTGTTATTAATGACGGTGCTTCGGTTACTCATAGACAATTTGATAATTACAAAAACGAAGTAACTGCAAATCTTAAAAAGATCGAAAATGCTCACAAAGAAGATATGAGCCATGTTGTTAAGAGCGCAAGCATTAATGGTGGCAGTGAAGTTCTGCCAGATGAAACTGGGAAACTTGAATTAGTTGTGCCGGGCCCTGATTTGTCTAAATATGTAAGTCTTGAACAATTAACAGAGACACTTAAAAGTAAAGCTGATATTACTGCTGTTCCTGATAAAACTGCTACTGAAGAAGGCATTAAGCAAGCTAAGCAAATGGCGCAAGAGGCAGATACAAAAGCCCAGAACGCTTTAGACAACAAGGCTGATAAGACGACTGTAGAGGAGAATTTAGCTACTAAGGCTAATGCTAGTGACTTGTCAGCATTACAAAATTCTGCAATGCAAGTAATTGACGGCAATTCTGGCGATGATATTCTCTCTTTCAGAGATGAAAAAATTAGATGTTACAATAACGCCCAAAATGTACAAAATTTACCGGATATGTCTAATAAAACTTGGTTCTATGTTATTACTCACACTAAAAAAGGCTGGGGAAGCGTAACAGTTATTTCACAGGATAACTATTATTGGCAAAATGTACTTAACGGCAATAATTGGAGTGGCTGGGTAAAATATGCCACTAATGTAGATATCACCAACTTGCAAAGCAAAATCAACAGCAAAACTTCAGGCACGATCGTTACTGCTTACGATATTGCAAATAAGAATCCAACAAAGGAAACAAACAGCTACACAAATAAATGGCTAGTTGACCAAAACGTACTTGGTCAGTTTGCCGACCAAATTAATCAGCTAAAAGGTCGCAGAACAGTTGATGCACAAGATTTTAATAATCTTACTGATACTGGTACCTACTATGTATCAAATCCAGGTGCGAATAAGCCTACTGGATCATGGGGAAATTTGTTTGTCTCAAATGGCGATGGGCACAGAACAAGCCAACTATATTTTCCAGATGACAACAGCGCTCCGTGGTATCGAACACTTGACGAAGGGACATGGCACGATTGGACTCAGCTTGCTTCTGCTAGTCAAGTAACCAACGCTCAAAACACGGCTAACAGTGCCAACACTAACGCTAATGGTCGCTTGTCTTTAGGCGGTGGCAATATGACGCTACGCTCCACGATTAATTGGAATGGTGGCAATATTGACGACAGGACCGGTAATCTTGGTGGACTCAACTGGGCTGGCGGTACTGATTATGCCAAAATCTACGGAGACCAAGACGGCAATGATAACTTAGACCTAGCTATTGATTTGGGAGACGATGGCTCTAACCATGTTTCTTTCAGAAAAAATGGCTCAGAAACGTCTGCAATCACGAGTGATGGTCATTTCACTGGGACAGTTGACTGGGGACATGTTAACGGTAGACCGGAAGTAACACCAGTAATAAATGGCTCTACTGGTGATGACTTATTTGCCTACAAGACAAATCAACTCCGACTTTATCCAGGCAATGGCTTAAATTGCAAGAACTTACCACCTGCAAACAACACACAATGGTTTACCGTTCAATACATCTTTGAATCTCCAAATAATGATGGCATTGCGATTTTCCGCTCACCAGGCAATGAAGTTTGGATAAACGGTAACAATGGCGGTACTTATGGTACTTGGAAACGACTGGCTGACTCTGGTGACATCACTGATTTAAGAAATCAGATTCAGCAACTGCGTGAAAACCAGTTCGAGACACAAACCTTTACGGACGCAAACGTAGCGGCAAACTGGGAAGCGCAGAGACCAGGTCACAGACTGGCAATTATACAAAGTTAGCACTCATTGAGTGCTTTACGCAAAGAAAGGAGATTAGCATGGTAGATCATTTAATTTTCAACAAGCTGAAATGGTTCAACGTTGCTGACAACGCTGACAGTGTTACAGCCAATGGAAAAGATTATGAAGCTGTCCCTCAACAAGTAAAAATACCCAAGAACACTAAAGTCAATTTATTTAATTCTTTCAACTCTGCGGATATACGTGGGGAAAAATACGCAGCTAGTGATACAGTACTGAACTGTATTGGCGTAATAGGTGAAAATTATTGTTGCTCTGGAGAAATTGAATTAAATGAATATGATGCCCCCAATGAATATGGGAGCTATGGCACTATAAGCACTGTAGATTTAAATGGTGGCAAAAATGAATGGGTTGATGAGAGCTACAGTATTTGTGTAATACCAAAATCAAAAGTTCAAGTAGTAAAATGGGGGGTAAAGCCCTCCTAGTGGCTCTGTACCAACGTTTCAAGGCTCTTACCACTAGAAAGGTGGTGGGAGCATGGCTGTAGATCATTTAATTTTTGATTCATTGAAGTGGTTTAACATCAACAACGATTCAACCGAAATCAGTGCTAATAACAAGGCATTCTTAGCCATGCCGATAGAAATCACTGTACCGGATGGTTTTCGAGTTAACTTAGATTCATCGATGTATGAATATAACGATGAAGACGGTTTTTGCTTGAGAGATGACCATACCGCTAAAGTTGTCGCTGTTGGGAAAGATGATTATATTCTTCATCCCCAACAAAGATGGAACTCTGACACGTATCGTGATAATAGCGAAGATGGGCGATCACATGGTTACTATAAATACATTGCATGGCTCAAAGTACCAAAGACCCAAGCTAAAAATGTAAAATGGGGGGTAAAGTCCTACTAAGCCACTTATATCAATGGTTTAGAGATGCTTTTAGAATGGTGGTGATCGCATGTTAGATCACTTACTATTCAACAGATCCGAGTTTTATCCAATAGATGATAATGCTGACTTAATTACTGCTGGCAGTCAAAAATTTGTTAAAAGCTATATCGGCAGGAAAGCAACAGTAGGGGCACCAGTCTCTTGCTACGAAACAGAAGCCGGTGGTATGGAATACTGGTTTCAAGACGGTCAAGTTAATGTCGGAGACACTGTAACAAATCAAGTTATTGATAAAAACAATGAAATCTGGTTAAGCGTTGACAATAAGCAATTTCTCAACTCACACCCAAGACCATTTTTTAAATTGAGTGATTTTCTAAGAAACGGTGGCAAATTGTCTTAAAAATTAAGGGCAACACTCGCAAGAGTGCTTTTTTTATGCAAAAAATAACCTAGCTCACGGGGCGTACCCGTGGGCTTTTTTAATAGAAAGGAGCCAATTATGGCTGACGAAACAAACACACCAGTAGCAGGTACAGAAAATGCTACACAAGAAAAAGAAAAGAAGTTGTATGTTTACTACTTCTCTGATCCAGATGCAACAGACCAAAAGCTGAGATTTCACGAAATCTACACAGATGTTGAATTTGATGAACTTCCCTGGCACGTCCACACTGAAAAGCCGGACGAATCTTTGAAAGATCCAGTTTGGGACATTAATACTAATAGCTGGGTAGAAAACAGTAAGGATGGTCAAGCTCAAATTTTGGCAGAAGCACAAGCTAAGATTGCTGAACTTAACAAATCAAAGGAACAACTTGACCAAACTCTTAAATCAGTACAAGAAAATCAATCAAATGGCACTGCACAAACCTTGACATTGACCAAGGCAATCAAGGCATTGTCAGAAGGTCAAGCAAGCCAAAACAAGTTGCTCGCATCAATGCAGCAATTAATGCTTGCATTAACAGGCAACAAGCAAGCTACATCAACTGAAACAACTGACACTAAGCAAGAAAACGGAGGTAACTAGTATGTCAATTTATGAAATGTTCGTTCAAATGTGGATTTTGGATTTCCAAATGGGTCTTTTTGACAAGGCTTATTTCCAAGGTTTAGTTAAGACCGGCCAACTTAAGGTAGAAGACTACAAGAAAGTTACTGGTGAAGACTATGTTGCAGAACCAACTCAAAACCAACCACAAGCCTAAAACATTAGTTATCTCAAACCCAATTCACATCATCATGGGGCTGGTATTGTTAGGCGTTGGTGGTGATTTATTCTTTCATGATCATTATTTTATGTGGCCACCAGGATCAGATGCATATTCCAATTTTATTGGCGGTTGGGGCTTATGCACTGGAGTAGGTTTAATTGTAGTTGGTTTGAAGAAACAAATTCCAATCAAATTAAATTTATTTTTACTTGTCTTTACATCAACTTTTTGGGGCTTTGAAATCTTCATGGAATTGATGCACTCAATTATTTTTTATGATCCTGGTAGAATGCTAGCTCTTTTCTTCGAAGGGCTAGGATATCTTTTACTAACCTTTTTAATGATTCGTGAAAGTCCAACGACCAAAAGGAAGGATATAGATAGAAGGGAGTAGATTACTATAGATAAAGAATGGACAACCATCCTTACTAGTGGTGCGCTTGGTGCTATAGTATCTGCTCTAATCTCGGCATGGCAGTGGTATTTAAAATATAAAGACGATCGAAAGGATAAGGACAGCAGAAACCGAAAAAATGATATAAATTTTTATCGGAAAAAATGGCTTGAAGATGAGGACACTATAGATCAGTTACGGAATGAAATACGGGATTTAAAAGATCAAGTTTCAAAATTGAAAGGAAAAAAATGAGTAATTTAAATATTGTAGATGTAGCCACAACCGTGGCTATTTTTGTTGTAATCATTGCTGGCTTTTTAACTTTAATTGAAAAGGTCTATAAGACTAAGGAACCTTTGACAATTGATGATGTATTCGGTTTAGCACGTATGATTGTTGCTCAATTTGATACTCTCAAAGGTAGTGATGAAGAAAAGAAGGCTATGGCAACTAAGAAATTAACTGAAGCGGTTGATGGCAAGCCCGGTGAAGTGGCCAAAGTGGTAGCAAATAATCCTGATGTTGCTGGTGGCGCTATTGAAATGGCTGTGAATGAAAGAAAGAACACAGAAGAACCAAGTAGCCCTGAAGTGGGTTTTAAGAAAGAAGATGACAAATAATGCTTAAAATGGTCGATGTTTATTCTGATTCACCACGTAGCTATGCAATTTTGTCTTATACTGATATCACAATGATCAAAGCTACACAAGGAACTGGCTATGTAAATCCATATTGTGACAAAGATTATCAAGCAGCTAAGAAAAAAGGCAAACTTTTAGGATTCTATCACTATGCTGGCGGCGGTAATCCAGAATCAGAAGCACAATATTTTTATAAAAATACTAAGAATTATGTAGGAGAAGCCGTACCTGCTGTTGACTGGGAAGCCGGTCAAAATGCAAGTTGGGGCAATACCACTTGGGTAAAACGATTTGTAACTGAGTTTCATCGCTTGTCTGGTGTTTGGTGCTTAATCTACGTTCAAGCATCAGCTATTAGCCAAGTAGCAAATTGTTCTAAATTATGTGGTCTCTGGGTGGCAAGTTACCCATCTATGAACTGGAAATCATGGAATGTGCCAAACATGAAAGTAAATACATATCCGTGGGCTACTTACACTATCTGGCAATTTACAGGCGATGACATGGACAGAAACCTTGTTAATACCACTAAGGACGGTTGGAGACGATTAGCTAAGGCAACTAAGGCTAAACCTGCTGAAAAGCCTAAAAAATCTGAATGGAAGAAGAAAACCGGTACATTCACTTTAGGCCAATCTTTAGAAATTCATAAATCTCCTCATATTGAATCTGATTCAATTGCTAAGCTGAAAAAAGGAGATACAATTAAGTTTGATGCAATGATGCAAGGTCCTAAGCGTTTATGGTTAAGACAACCAAGAGGCAAAGGCGTTTATGGCTACATTGTTGCAAGAGATAAATACAATAAGCCATTAGGTAAAATTAAATAA